TGATGAAAGATTTTGTATCACATTTTTCTGTATAATTAATAGAAAAAGGGAAGCCGATGAAGAGAATATTTCTGATGGCTGATTACAATGATAAATGATTACTAAACACTAATTTATTACTAATTATGAACACGAAATTTATTATTCCAGTAGATATAGAGGATGAAGCCAAAACCTATATCTAGGATGTGCTGAAAATGCTTGAAGAGAATGGAGTAATGGAGGATGTTGATACAGCAGCTCTTACAATGTTAGCCAGAAATTACTCTATGTTTATAAAGGCTTCAAAACAGCTAGAAAAAGATGGTTTAACTGTTGTATCGGATAGGGGTAACTTATCACCTCACCCTGCTATTAAGATAGCTAAGGATGCACAAACTTAGGCGATGAAGGTAATGGCTGAATTTGGATTGACAGCTAAGGCTAGAACTAAGCTACCTAAGCTGGATGCCAATACTGGTACTGAATCACCTTTAGAAGCCTTTATAAAGTCTAACAAAAAGAAAGAGGTAAGATGAATACTACTGATGTTACAAATGAGCCGGAAGTAGAAGTAATGGCTACTGGCTTACAAATTATAGAGGTATGAGCATAGAAGTTAAAGTATATGATGCTACTACAAATGAGTAGATAGGTGTATTTGATTCCGCTTCTATAGCTGCTTATGAGTTTGATGTGTCTAGAGATACTGTAAGGAAGAGTAATAAGGGAATCCCTATTAGGGGTAATATATATTTCCGTTATGGGGAGATTGATAGAGCCTATACCAATAAAGCTAAATCTGTTATCTGGTATGATGCTAAAACGGATGCCATTCTAGGTAGATTTAACTCTACTTTAGAAGCTAGTAATAAAACTGGAATACCAGTATCTACCATTAGAAATAACTGTAGTGGAGTAACTAAGACAGTATGCAAAAAGAAATACTATTTTAGAAGTCCAGAGATTGAATTTAAGCCAATTCATCCAGAGCCTTATATTTAGAAGGGAAAGAGTAAGGACTGGCTTAAAAAAGCCGTCGATGTGTATTCTGTGGAAACTGATGAGGTGATTGGTTCTTTTGACAGTATCACAGCAGCAGCTAAATTTATTGGCTGTAAGGCTTCTAATATCACAGCTAACATTAATGGAAGCTGGAAGTATAAACACTAGGGAACTATTTATAAGAAATACTATTGCAAATATCACAATGAATAAGCCATACTATAAGTATGCTGTAGATGTGGTAGAAGGTAAGGTAGTATGTTGTGAGAATATAAAGCTAGCTTGTAAGCGTTTTCTATCTGACTTAGAAAGAGAGGATTTAGAATTTAGAGAGGATGCTGTGGATAATGCCATATCCTTTATAGGGATTCTGAAACACTTTGCAGGAAAGAGTAGCGGATAGCCATTTATCCTAGAGCCGTGGCAACAGTTTATAGTGGCTAACATTATCGGATTTTATTGGAAAAATGGAGATAGACGCTTTACAAGTTCTTACATAGAAGTTAGTAGAAAGAACGGTAAAACAGCCTTAGCTGCTGCTTTATGTATGTACTTTCTGATAGCTGACGGTGAAGATGGTGCAGAGGTTGATTTAGCTGCAAACAGTAAAGATTAGGCTAGTATAGCCTTTAATTTTTGCTCCAACTTTGCCAAACAGCTAGACCCTTCAGCTAAGGCATTAAAGCCTTTTAGAGATAGCATCCTATTTAATATTAATTCTAGTAAGTTAAAAGTGTTTGCTGCTGATGATAGCAAGCTAGACGGATTTAACGCTAGCTTTGGATTGGTGGATGAATACCACTCTGCTAAGAACAGTAAGGTAAGGGATGTTATTAAATCTTCTATGGGTATGAGGCAGAATCCGCACCTATGCACTATCACTACTGCCGGATTTGATAAAACCTTACCCTGCTATAAACTACGCTCTACAGCTATTGAAATATTAAACGGACTGAAAGAAGATGATAGTATGTTTATTGCTATCTACTCTTTAGATGATGAAGATGATTGGACTGATGAAAACAACTGGGTAAAATGTACTCCTAATCTGGATGTTACTGTTACTAAGAAATATATAAAAGAATAGGTTAAAAGTGCTATCAATAATCCTAGTGAGGAAGTTGGAGTGAAAACTAAAACACTTAATCTATGGTGTGATAGTGCTTCTGTTTGGCTACCAGAATCCTACATAGTTAGAAATACAAAGAAAATTAATCTGGAAGAGTTTAGAGGATGCCCCTGCTATATCGGAGTTGACTTAGGAGCTACTTCTGACCTTACAGCGGTATCTTACTTAGTAGAGAAAGATGGTATATACTACTTTAAGACGGATTACTATTTACCAGAATCAGCATTAAAAGAGAAGCCGGATAGAGAAACTTACAAGTATTGGAAGTAGATGGGATTACTGAAAGTTACAGAGGGCAATGTTACCGATTATGACTATATCACTAATGATATGATTAAAGCTAGTGAAATAGTCAATATATAGGCTATCGGATATGATAAGTATAATGCTACTCAGTGGGCGATTCACTCAACAGAGCTAGGATTACCATTAGAGGAATATCCACAAACACTAGGTAACTTCAATAAGCCTACTAGAGAAATGGAGCGGTTAATCTTATCTGGTAAAGCAGTAATAGATAACAATGAAATAAATAGATGGTGCTTTAAGAATGTTACCCTTAAATCAGACCATAACGGCAATGTGAAGCCTAATAAAGATATTAAGGCTAAAAAGATAGATGGTGTGATAGCTATGATATAGGCTTTGGGTATGTATTTACTAGTGCCACACTATTCTAATGAAATATTAATAATCTAATAATAACTACTTATGTTTGGATTTGGAAAGAAACGAACTGAACAGCCAAAAGTAGAGGAAAGAAGTTACTTCGGTGATTATCTTTCTTATAATTGTGCCACTAACTATACTACTGAGAAATCTATGTTACTATCTACTGTTTACAGATGTGTAGAGGTAATATCGGATTCAGTAGCCTAGCTTCCACTAGAGCCTTATAAGATGGATAGTCAAGGGTATAAAATCAAATTCACTTCACACCCTACTTACAAGCTGCTGAATAAAGAGCCTAATCCTAGAATGACTAGATTTGACTTTATAAAGGTAATGATAGTATCTACTCTATTAAAGGGTAATGGATATGCTTATATAGAGAGGGATAATAAGGGTGATGCTATTGGATTACACTTTATCCCTGCTGAACTGGTTACTATCATTAGACCTAAAAGCCTTAAAGAATCTGTATCTTACAGTATAGCCGGACTTGGAACGGTTGAAAGCTGTAATATGATTCATATTAAGAATTTTAGTTATGATGGAATTGAGGGTGTATCTACTCTTAGACACGCTAGGAACACATTAGGACTTTCTACAGATGCAGAAGCACACGCCGCCGGATTCTTTAAGGGAGGTGCTAATCTAGCTGGTATATTAAAAACTACCACTAATCTTAACAGCCAACAAAAGAACGAATTAAAAAGAAGTTGGCAGATGGCTTTTAGCCCTGCTACTGGTACTCCTAATGGTGTTGCAGTATTAGAGGGAAATCTATCATTTGAGCCGATTACAGTTAACCCTACAGATGCTCAACTATTGGAAACTAGGCAGTTTAATGTGGTGGATATATGTAGGTTCTTTGGTGTATCTCCAGTAAAGGCATTTGATTTAACTAAATCAAGCTACTCTACTGTTGAAGCTACTAACCTATCATTCCTTACTGAAACACTATCACCATTACTAGAGAAGATAGAACTGGAGTTTGAGAGGAAGCTGTATAAGCCTTCAGAGAAGGATTCTATAGATGTAAGATTTGATACAGCCACTCTATTGAGGGCAGATAAGCAATCACTAGCCAATTACTATCAGACGCTCTTTAATATCGGTGTAGTTAGTCCTAATGACATTAGAAAGCAGTTGGATATGGAAGCTATAGAAGGTGGTGATAATACCTTTGTATAGGTTAATATTCAGACTTTAGAAAGAGCTGTATCTAGTGAGCCGGAAAACACCAATACCATTAAAGAGAAAACTGATACACAAACTGATATACTAACTGATAAAGAATAACTAAAATGGAAATTAAAAGCGGAAGTGATTTAATCCTTATCCTAGACCTAGAGGATATTAAAGGCAAGCAGTTAAGGGTAAATGATACAGCACACTTTAAGCTGTATGTATGGACTGCTAACAGAAATAACTACCTAGTTTTTAATAAGAGAGATATTGAAACTAAGGGAAATGTAGATAGAATAGCTATACCCGATTACTTTATGAATACTCTAGAATCTGGTGTACTCTGCTATACTTATGACTATGCTAAATACGATTCAGCATTTAAGCACACTGATTGTATGTATAACAAAGTAAAAGAGGTAGTTACTGATATTTACTGGCGTAACTGTAACTTTAATGAAGTTCCTGCTAACCCTGTAAACTATCAAACTCTAGAGTATATTAAGGATTTGATTGAGGAAGAGAGAATAGCTAGGGAACTTGGCGATAAGTAGATTAATCACTATATTACTAATGAATATACTAATAAGTTAGAGGAAGAGATAAAGAGAAGCAATGAGGTAGATATAGAATTTCACAAGCTAATCAAGGCTAATAAAGAAGCTGGTGATGCTAGTGATAAGGCTATTATGGATAAGCTCAATGATGAGATTAAGAGAAGTAATGAAGTGGATATAGAACTTCATAAACTTATTAAAGAGAATAAAGAAGGAGCTTCTGAGGAAGTAGAGGAAGCTACTAATACTCTTAATACTGCTCTTAATAATGAAATCAGTAGAGCTACTACTAGAGAGAATGAGATAGCCACTAATCTTACTACTGAGATTAATAGGGTAACTGCTGAAATCACTACTACTAGAAATAGTATTGAAGCTGAATCTAACAGAGCTAAGGCTGCTGAAAAACAGCTTACAGATTCTCTTAATGCTGAAACTGATAGAGCCATTGAAAGAGAGAACGCTATTAACAATAAGGTTAATGAGGTAGTAGAGAATCTGGGTGATGAAATTGAACGCTCCTTAGAGAAGGATAGAGAGCATAAGCAGGAACTTGATATAGAAGTAAACAGAGCTAAAGCTGAAGAGAATAGGCTGGAAACTCTGATAACTAATGAAGTCAATAGAAGCACCACTAAGGATAATGAGCTTACTGGTTCTATCTCTTCTGAAGTTGAACGTGCTAAGGCTGTTGAGAAGGATATTACAGACGCTCTTAAAGCTCTTAAATTTTCTTTAGCCGATAAGAACACAGAAGTAACTGATGCTATTGATGCAGAGAAGGCTAGAGCAATGGCAGCAGAGAAGGCTGTAGCTGATAATCTGACCGCTGAAATAACTAGAGCCACTGGTAAAGAGGATGAACTGAATACAGCTATTACTGAAGAGGTTACTAGAGCTAAGGCAGCAGAAAAAGCTCTCGATGATAAGATAGCTGCTGAACTAGCTGATAGAGTTGATGATGTTGATGCTCTTACTAGTGCTATCAATTTCAGAAGT